TCAATAGAGGCCGAAATGTTGCCTTATATAGATGTAGCAGAACAACTCGTTGACGGAATTGAGCAATTCATTAATGATGCCATCCTGTACGACGAAGAGCCGCAAAATATATCTGATATAGATAAACTAAGAGAGTCAGAGATAGCTTTAGCAGAACAACATTTAAGGCTTCAGGACGATATTAAAAACGCCATGGATAAGGGCGATGAAGACAAATACACGGTAACAAAGAAACAGTTCGACATCATAGACAATACGCTCAAGTACAGGAAAAATGCAAGCACAATAATATCGTCGGCACTAACCAAATTAACAGATATCGTAAAAAGTATCCAGGATGTAACATCAGACAAGTTTCACTCGACGCAGTACAATGCGATTAAACAACAATACGAAGCAGCCATTCGCAACATGAATATTAACAATGCGTCGATGCGTGCCATAACATATTCTATCTTTACAAATGAGTATAACAGCGTACTTGAGACTAAAAGAAACTATGACAACGTAATGAGTTATGGGGTACGCGATGCAATATTCAAAAGCGCATCCACGAATTCAAGACTGTATAAAGACGTAGCTGTTCCTACAATGACAGAACTGTTTTACACAGATGAAGAACTGCCTTTCGGAACTGTTGGTAGTACATTAGTGGCGGGTATTGAAGAGATTGTAAAAGCATATAGATATTCAATGCTATCGCTTAAGAATATGCTTGAATCCGATGCGAACAATGTGAACAACTTGGTTGGCCAGATTTACGACAAGCACAGGGTGAGGACCACGTACAATATTATACCGTAGAGAGGCAATAGGAGGGTCAAAGAGATAATGAGTCTAAGAGACGAAATATTTGAAATGGTTAATAAGAATATTCAGTCCGCTATTGAAAAGATTGACCCAAGTTTTATTGATACGCCAACAACAAAGACCTTTAGAATAATTAATAGGCCGGAAAATACTATTATCCGTAAAAGAGTCATAGTTAGAAATCTTGGCAATGAACCGATAATAATAATTCCCCTGGCCGATATCCACTTGGGAAATAAGGGGTGTAATCTCGAGAAACTAGAACAGATCGTCAAGCTGATAAATGAGACTCCTAACTGTTATACAATTCTGCTTGGCGACTTAACAGAAACAGCGACAAAAACCAGTATAGGGCTAGGCATCTTCGATGAAGACTTTCACATAGATGTTCAGCTTGCGTCTGTAAAAAAGATATTAAAGCCTCTTGCAGAGCAAGGCAAGATCCTCGGCGCATTAATAGGAAATCACGAGATGCGCCTTGCATATACAGTTAATCTTAATCCGACATATATGATTTGTGAAAGCCTAGACATACCATACTTGGGTTATCAAGGCTATCTATCTCTTGCAGTTGGTAACCAAACATATCGTATATTAGCCACACATGGCACAGGTAATGCGTCTACTCCGCAAGGCAAGATTGCTGCTGTAAGGAAACTTGTAAATATCGCAGATGCCGATATATACCTAATGGGACACGTTCACGGAAGAATGTACGACAACGATATTATACATGAGATGGATGAACAATCAGGCACTGTAGTGCCGCGCATACGTCACTACGTCGTATGCGGATCGTTCTTAGAGTACTGGGGCACATATGCAGAGATGAAGCTGTTATCCCCGGCAATTACAGGTTCGGTGATGCTTGTGCTTGATCCAGACATAAAAGATGTACGTATTATTTTGTAAGCGAGGTGTATACAATGTGGCAAGATTGGGGGGTAACCAAGGTAGTATCTAGACTCTTCTCACGCAGAAAAAAGCAAGCCACAGTAGATGAAGCCCCCTCCTCAGGCGCTTCAAATAAAAATAGCAGCACAATAAAGAAGATCGGCCTCGCGTTCACCTCAACTTACGGCGCAAGGGCAAGAAGATACGAATTTGAGGGCCCGGCCGGCTTTAGTTTTGAAGAGATAGAGCGAGCATACCTTACAGACTCGTACATACGTCAGGCTTGCGATAAGTACGTAGATTACATGTTTAAAGCAGGATTCGACATAGTAGGCAAAAACACAAAAGCAGTAGAATATATTAAACTAAGACTCGCCGCTATGTCAGTTGCTATAGATAAATCACTTGACGAATTTCTAATAGAAATTGCAGAAGACCTTGTCAGATTTCACAATGTTTTTATAGTAAAAGCAAGGGCAACCAACACTTATCAATACCCTAAGGGGATTACAGTAAAGCCGGTACTTTCAAACAGACCTGTTGCCGGATACTTTCTTCTTCCCGTGTCAACAGTAAGGATAGCAAGAGATATAAACGGCACGGTAAGGAAATATAAGCAAGAAATAAGCGGAATGGAACCTGTCGAGTTTAACCCAGAAGACATAATTCATATGGCAATAGATAGGCCACAGGGAAGAGCATTTGGATTTCCGTTTCTATGGCAAGTGCTCGATGATGTAAAACTATTAAGACAGATGGAAGAACTGGTAGACAGGATGATTTACAAAAACTTATTCCCGCTACTGCATTATAAAGTCGGTCTACCAGAAGAAGGAATGCATGCCACAGATGAAGAGGTGGATGAAGTAAGAGCGACACTTTCAGAGCTTCCATTGGATGGAGGAATAGTTACATCCGAGCGTCATAACATTATACCCATAGGAGTTGGAGATAAAGTTATAGATGCAGCACCATACCTTGAGTACTTTAAAAAGAGAGTATTTACAGGTCTTGGTGTTTCATCAACAATTATGGGCGAGGGCGACACTGTTAATAAGTCGACATCTGACAACCTCGACCAGATGTTTAAGGATAGAGTAAAAGCCTTTCAGAAGGTTATCGAAAATTACTTCAATTCAAAGATTATATACGAGCTCCTTCTTGAAGGCGGATTTGACCCGATAACAAAGCCAGAAAACGCAGTCTATTTGAGGTTCAGAGAAATCGACTTGCAGTCCAAGATGGCAGAACAAAATCACCTTGTACAGCTGTTTACGCAAAACGCAATTACACACGAACAGCTAAGGCTTGGGCTTGGTTATGAACCTGTGACAGAAGAAGAGGAAAACAGACTCTACTTCAGAATGATTACAATACCTACTGCATTAGAAACCTCAAAAGACTCAATAGCTATAAAGATGCAGCAAGCGGCAAATAACGCGGGCGCAAACAAGAACCATCCCACCAATCAATACGGCACAAGGCCGTCTGCAAAGACTGAAAGCATGGTAGAGTCAGTTGTTCCTGTAACCAGTATTGGCTCGCTATATGCGTCCTTCGCAAAGCATTATGAATCAATGAAATCAGATGTTATTATGACAGTGAGACGACATATAAATACAGGCGAGCCTTTATCAGCGCTTAATATAAAGAACGTCGAGATGATACTAAGGCTCGGCGCAGATTATATGGCAACCCTTGCTAACAAGCACATAACGTCATCATTTGTCCAGGGCGTGTCAGACGCAAAGACACAAGCCAGCAAGATAAATGGCGATGACGAAACGATCCTTACCCAGTCAAGCATTAATTTCCACTACCATATAAATTCCTTAAACGAAGAAGTAAAATCGAGGATTAATTCGGTTGCAGACGATATACTAGAACAGATTAACAGGACTATCAAATCATCTGATAACAGTGATATACTATTTAAAATCTCAGGAATATTCGATGCATTGCAATATAGGCTGAAGTTCATCTCAACAAACCAGGTCTATAAAGCATATAACACAGGGTTTGCAAGAGCAGCCAGAGATTCTGGATTTAACGAAGCATACATTGTGTCAGATCTTGGATGCGAAACTTGCAAGTCCTATCAGAATAAAAAAGTCAACCTCTTGTCAGGCGATCTCCCTCCCTTCCACCCAAATTGTACATGCAGGTTGTCTCTTAGAAAGGGGTATGATGAATGAGTGTATTTGATGGTATAGAATATAACGACCTTGAAGAAAAAATGGAAGTCGGCACAGGTGACAAGATTGAAATAGACAACTCAAAGGAAGCAAGTGTATCAGGCTCGTGGGGCAGCGTCAGCAAGTCAAAGCTCATGCGTGATGTAATGAAGGCCTCGAACTATAAGTCAGTAGCAAAAGAATGCTACCTTATAGTAGAAGAAGGCTTTGAGGATGCTCCGAGCCAGAAGCTTCATTACCCGCACCATGTTATAAAGGACGGTAAACTCGTCGTTCACGAAGGCGGATGTAAAGCTGCTCTGTCATTTCTTAATAAAAGATCCACAAGAAGCAACGCAGCAGCCTACAGACATCTAAGAAAGCACTACAACGAACTTGGGCTTAATACAGACGACTTCCCTAAGGAATACGTACAAGACAACATTACAGTAACCGAATCAATATCCGATGGCAAGCTACGCATTGTTGAAAGCTGTACAGTTAGGACAAACATTGATCCTGAAAGCACAAAGAAAGTAGTCAAAGAAGCAAAAGAAAAAGGCAAGAGAATGGTATTGAAGCCAAGGATTGAGGCGATCCACAGCGGCAGAACAAGAAACCACAATATATATCTTTCTGAAAAGCTAAAAGGCGACAGAACATATAAGGATCCACAAAGCGGCAAATTGATGCCTACGGGTGTATACAGCTTTACAATGCCATATCCCAAACCAATGCTTATCGACCACGATCCTCAGGTAGACAATGTTACAGGCAGAATCACAAATGCACAGTTTGTAAGAGATAGCCTCACAGGAAGAGACACAATAGTCATTATTCCTGAAATCACATCTGAGGACGCGATAGAAAAGATTCTCGATGGAAGATATCTGACCGTAAGCGTCGGCTGCAGTACAGACTCAGCAATATGCAACATATGTGGCAAAGACATCATTAACGAAGGCTTCTGCGAACATACCAAAGGCGAAGAGTATGACGGCGTTGTGTGCGGTTGGATATTAGGCAATATATGGTTTGATGAGTGCAGCTGGGTAGCAGTACCTGCTGACACTGACGCAAGAGTGTTGGATACCGGCGAGGCGTCTGTTATTGAGGCATATATAGAGGTCGACAACGACTTTTATGATCTCGGCAACGGTGCCTCCAAGATTACAGAAGCCGTAGCCAGTACGCTTGGCTTGGTAGAGAGCAAAGAACGACCAAAAGGAGGTTCGAACACAGTGGACAAGAAAGTTGAAAACACTGTGAGTGTCGAGGAATTCAATGCAGTGAAAGATAAAGTAGCTACTCTCGAGAATGCAATCACAGAAAAGGACAACAAGATCAAAGAACTCGAGGGAGCCATTGCAGAGAAAGATGCGGCACTTGCAGAGAAAGACACAAAGATAGCGACTCTTGAAGAAGAAAAGAACGAATTGACATCGAAAGTCGCTACTTTGGAAACCAAGGTAGGTGAGCTTGAAGCAGAAAAACAGGCATTAGTCAATCAGAATGCAGAAATGGCTGCCAAGGCTCATAAAGATTTGGTGGAAAGAGTAGTTGACTTTAAGATTGCACTTGGAAAACCTGGCGTTGAAAACAGAGAAGAAGCTATTGCTGAGCACTCAGCAAGATCTAGCGAATCACTCATGGATTCGTACAGAGATCTTCTCGCAGAACTAACAAGCCGTAACAACATGTTTATATCTGAAAAGCTTACAAGACC